ATGATTTATCACATGTTGAGGCAGAGGAATCTATGCCTACTAATCCTGATCCAAACTTCGCTTATGATCCAAACTTCTCCCAAGATATTCCGTGGTGATTGCTAAAAATAATATTTGACAGACCTTTTTCGAAAGGCAACAACGTTGATTCGGTTTAGAAGACGAAGAAAACATATTTCTGGTTAAAGATATGGAGATTTAAAATGGGAAAATACGTAATGGTTCGAACCTATGCTATGGGCGTGTTCGCAGGCGAATTGCAGGATGATAGCACTGAGACGTTAAAGATATTAACCAATGCGAGACGCATTTGGTATTGGTCTGGCGCAGCTAGCCTGAGTCAATTGGCAATGGAAGGGACGTCCGATCCGTCCAATTGCAAATTCCCTATCGCAGTGGACAGAGTTGAATTGACGTCTCCTCAAGGCTTTGAAATCTTAGACATCACAGATAAAGCACGTGAATCTATTGCTAACGTTCCAGTATGGAAAAAATAGAGATTAATACAGGTTACGGTGACGGTTCCAGTTCAGGCAGTTCCCGTCGTGACGGAAACGGATCAGGATCCGGTATCGGAGATGGTTGCGGTTCCAGTGGTGGCGACGGTTACGCAATGGAAACGGGATTATGGGACAATACGGATGCGGTGGTAGTTCCGGTTACGGCTGTTTATGGTGCGACGGAAATGGATGCGGTTTTGGAGATGGTGTCGGTTCCAGTACAGGAACAGGAAACGGTTGGGGCAACAGTTCCGGCTATTCTGAAGGAACAGGAGACGATTCCGTCGGTTCCGGTTACGGTTCCAGTGACGGAACAGGCTACATTGACGGAACAGGAAGCGGCTAATGGGACGCGAGGATAACAATTCCGGTTATGGTTCCCGTGACGGTTGTGGTGACGGAGACGGTTCTGGTTATGGTTCCCGTATCTATTACTGCTTCGGTGACGGACGCGAAGGATACGGAGACGGTTTCGGAGATGGTTCCGGTTACGGTTCCGGTTACGTCGACGGAACAGGAAGTGGTTAATGAAAAACGAAAGTGACGTTAGGTCTTTAATGGATCAATTAGCGTTTACGTGTGGCCAAATATCTGGCTTGTTAGACAGAAAACAACTTATCGAATATCTGGAATCAAAAGGATTCGACTTTGAAAAACAATACAAACTTAGAATTGCATTAAGAGAACTTGCTAACGTCTTTTATATTGATTAATTGACTAAAACGTATTTATCATGACCTATGGGGAAAACGCCAAGCTATCCTACGTTAGGCGAATACGTTTATGAACTCGTAAGCGAACACAAAACTACTTCTCAAGAATTTCTAGCGTTAATGAAATACTATGGCAGAGAGAAATTGAAAGCGCTCTACGTATTGGAACGTGAACGCAAGAAGACGCTAGCTCCTATTATTCAAAAAACTCATTATCAAAAGGCGATTCATGATGCGTGAAGGATTATCATTGTTTCTATTTGCTATGGGACTAATTATTATTTGGGTCGCATTGAAATGAAAAAACTAGAAATAGGACAGAAAGCAAAGTGCATTTGGGCCGGTAATCTATTGACTGCAGATATTGACAAAATGAATCTTACCGTCGGGAATTTATATGAGATTAAATCTAATACACCAGGCTTACTTTATTGGAAGAATGGAGAAAGAATCAACACGACATTTTTTGGATGGGATAATGTGACTGTCATTGGAGACAATGGATCAGAACAAACGGCATTGGAATGCCAATTTGAAATATGACTAAACGAGGACGCGCTACAAAATACGATGAAGATTTCCATCCGCAAGAATTCATCAAGTTAAGTGAAAAAGGAAAGACGTTCGCGCAGATAGCAGCGATATGGAAAATCCATCGGGATACGCTACACGAATGGTCACGAAGACACGAGGACTTTTCCGACTCCGTAAAAATGGGACGTCAACTAGCTGAAGGCTGGTATATGGAAGTGGGACAGAACGCCATGTTGGGACGTCTCAAAGATCCAGTAACTGGAGAACGGATCAAAGTGGACTTAGGTTGGTTCTGTTGGATGACGAAAAACATGTTCAAATGGACAGATAAAGTGCAAGTTGATCAACGCACTGAGATTGTAGATGTAGACAAAGAGACGGCTTTGATGGAATGGTTAAAGCGAGTGGGGAAAGATTAATGGCATTTTGTCAGTCTAGCTTTGGATCTAATGAAGAAGTTGAATCATATTATATTTGCGCCACGTGTGGAATGCCACGACAACTATCTCATAACTGTACTAAATACGAATTGGACAAAGTTGAGACAGCAATTGAACGCGCTTGGGAGGCTAATAGGTAATGGGAGAAATACCACGTAAATCTATAGCAGCCGCTTTAAAGTGGAAAAGCAATTATCGGGGAGGCCAATAGCTAATGGCATTGAAAAAGAAAGCGCCCAAACGCGCCATGGAACCAACGGAAGCACCCGCTATAACGCACAACGCAGACGTAAAGTGCGCACATGACGTCATGATGCCTATTGCGGAATTGAAAGCGCGCTTCCATCCAAAGAATCCCAATAAGCACTCGCAAGCGCAGATAGAATACATAGGACGCATTCTGAAGTATCAAGGCGCTAGGCGTCCCGTAAACATTTCAAAGCAGACGGATCTCGTTATCGTAGGACACGGCCGCGTACTGGGCGCGGAATCCATTGGGTGGACGCACTATCCTGTTAACTTCCAAGATTACGCAGACGATGCTCAGCAATACGCTGATATGGTAGCCGACAATGCGCTGCAGGAGCAGGCGGAATTGGATCGCGGTGCTATTAATCGCGACGTCGTTCAGTTTGGGCCGGATTTCGACGTCGCAATGTTAGCCATTCCTGACTTTACGGTTGAGGTAGCAGACAAATTAGAACCGCAATGTGATGAAGACGAGGTGCCTGAGTATGTCGAACCAAAAACCAAATTGGGTGACGCTTATATTCTTGGGAATCACCGTCTACTTTGTGGTGACAGTACTCAAATTCATTGTGTTGATAAACTTATGAATGGCGAGAAGTCGGAGCTGTGTTTCACATCTCCACCGTATTCTGACCAGAGAGAATATCGCGGCGATAAGGAATTAAGCACAAAGCATTTAGCTACTTTCATTCGTGCTGCATATGGGAAGGCTAATTACTTCGCAGTGAACCTTGGATATTCGAGAAAAAATGGAGAAGTGAATCCCTATTGGGATGATTACATTAAAGAGGCTAAAGACTGCGGACTCAAGTTTCTGAGTTGGAATATTTGGAATAAAGAGACAGTTGGTTCAATAGGAAATCAAACCGCCATGTTCGCTATATGTCATGAGTGGATATTTGTATTTGGGTCTGCTCCGAAAGATCTAAATCTAACAGTTCCAAATAAAAATGCCGGCGATGTAAGTGATCATTCATCCAATAGGCAGGCAGATGGATCGATCAAGAAAAAGAAAGCTATTATTATTCGAGATTGTTCACAATTAAGGACTGTTTTGAATCAAACACCACAACTAGCCAGAAATCACGATATCAATCATCCGGCAATGTTTCCTGTAGAATTCCCAGAGCAATATATTGAAGGAATGACAAACTCCAGTGATAGTGTTTACGAACCCTTCGGCGGCTCAGGCTCAACCCTAATCGCGTGCGAGAAGACGAACCGCCGCTGCTTCATGATGGAGTTAGACCCACATTACTGTGACGTGATCATAGCGCGCTGGGAAAAATATACAGGAAAGAAAGCGGAATTGCTGACTAATAGTTAACTAATGTTAACAAAATAAGCATTGAATACTGTATAATAATTGTGTATAAACACCCGCTATGGAAATAATACTAAAGCTGGAAAAACAGCACGTGGACGTAATCATTGATGCGCTTACGTGTGCGTGGCACGTGAACGACAAGCGATTCTCGCGAACCTTACGCGTTGTGAAAGAACAGATTGCGCTAACCAGTACGGTTTGAGACGTTCTCCATGTGGACATGGAAGCGGAACTAGCCAAACACCCCCCCGAAACACGGGAGCGTTTGATACTGAAAGCGATAGGCGAGAGATACAAAGAATCGCTATACGCTACAGCCAAAGATTTGCTAGAGTATTCTGACATTACGCATTATACGCATGACGCAACGATCCACGCACTCGAAGCACCTACAAAACGTAAACTCATTTGCATTCCGAGAGGATGCTTTAAGTCTTCTATTGCCGTAGTGGCGTATTCCATATGGAAGCTGCTACGTAATCCTAACGAACGCATCCTGATTGATTCGGAACTGTACGAGAACTCAAAGAATTTCATCCGCGAAATACGTGGAAAATTAGAAATGCATAGGATCTGTCAACTCTTTGGGCCGTTTCATTCCAAACATTGGGCCGAAGGATCGATTACCATTTCGCAGCGTACGAAGGTGCTTAAAGAGGCGAGCATTACGGCTGCTGGAGTTCAGACGCAGAAGACAGGCCAACACTATTCCATAGTGATTATGGACGATCTCAATTCGTCTAAGAATTCCGAAACACCTGAACAACGCCAAAAAGTACTAAACCATTACAAATTGAATACGTCCATTTTGGAACCGGATGGAACCATGGTGATTATTGGAACGCGCTATGCGTCACTGGACGTCATCGGACACGTACTGGAAAACGAGGTCGATCCAAAAGGATTGCTCACGGAATAAAATAGCCTTACCATTAGCGCATGGCGACTACTTCGTTTGATTCAGTCTTCACTCTCGGTTCGACACGAATGAATATCGGTCCTGAAACGGCGTTATTGATCCAGC